GCAAGCTAACTAACTCTTTAATTTGTTTAGGATAATAATGGTAAATGTTGCCAAAAGCATTAATCGATATTTCAATAACTTCATCGTCAGTTAATTTCTGTAACTTAAATGATAACTTATCAAATAATGGCTTTTGGTATGACATTACTACATTGTTCTTTTATCTATGCTGCGATTAGAAGCCTCATACGATCTCCAGACATCAACCCTAGCCTGTGCTGCTATCAGCATCCAGCGAAGCCTCTCAGCCTCCTCTACAGCCTCCCTAAGACCTTCAAGTACAGCCTGGTACTCTGGATGAGCATAAGCATCGGCTTCTTTCTCTGCCATTGTTGATCTTAGACTTGATTGGAAACAAATGGCCTTCTTAGTCTTGCGATACTCAGTTAAATAAGTAACTTGAGCTTTAGCTTTAGCATAAGCCTGTGAGTGCTTGATTATGTAGTCTATTGCCTCATTAGGATTTATCATTTTTAAATTTATTTAGATATTCTTGATTTAATCCATAGCCAATACCATGACCTAAATCAATTTTGTTTTTATCAGAAAATAACTCGTCATTACTACACCACCCAACAATATCAGCGCCAAAATCATCCACAATAGCTAGAACATAAATATCGCAAGGGTCATCAACTTTTTTTAATGTAGCAAGTAATCTGCCATTTTTATGTCGCGTAGATTTAACATCAATTGTTTTTCCTTTTGAACTAATTAAATCAACACCACCACTTCTTACGCTTACAGTTAAATCAGGACATATATTTAACATTTTAGCAACGCAGTATTCAGAAACAACACCATCAATATCAATTGACCAGGTATCATCTTTACCAATTTGCTTGTTTGATACTTTGTGCATTGCTTCAGCTCTACGCATAACACCCAACATTCTGCAAATAAACAACTCAGCTTCAGTTAAATTTATCCTCATATTTGCACGTATACGTTAGAAACATCGTCTAAAGCTCCTGCGTTTTTAAATACGTAGTCAATAGCTTTTGATAATTGCTTTCTTGTTATTGATAGCTGTAAGTTATCAGTAGCTACTAAACCATCACCTATGCTTTTAAGATCATCGCCAGATAATCCCCATCTTCCAGTGTTCAGGAATCGCTCTCTTACATTAACAATTGCTTTAAGACTATCCATTAGCAACAAATACTCAGGATCATAGTCAGCCTGGTATGCAGCTACCAGCCCAACATTTAATCGAGCTGTGATGGTATTCCAGCCTATCTCGTCACCTACACCCTCGCGGAACTTCATTAACTCAGTGTGCGGTATTAGTTGCAATGTCTGCTCACTTTGCGAATTGTGTCGAATTGTCATTGGCAAGATGTTCCTACGTGGAATGTGCCGCTTACGTGGCTTTTTGTTATTTGCCATCCGTATGCCTTAAAACTGCAAGTATTGCCTGCTCTGGACTAATGACTACCTCAACCTGGCCCTTCCACATCTTATGGAAGATTACCTGCTGCGCTGTTAATTTGCGTTCTGACTCAGGCTTTCTACCGTCTTTAATCTCCATCAAGATATTTAGCCCCTTATAGCCGACTAAGATGTCTGGACAACCTTCACCGACGTTGTGCAAGTGCTGTACCGTATAACCTTCTTTACGTAAGCAATTGACAATATGCTTTTGATTTACGTCGACTCTAGCAGCTCTCATTTGGTTACATTCCATTGATTATTTCTATTTTGTGCCTCATGGTTGTTTGCCAAAAAACCACTCCTTCTTCTATCATTTTTATTTTTACGAACTAAATAATTTTTTTCGCTTTGATTTTTACTATTTGTAAATTGACAATCCAAATTATCCATCCAATATAAAGTTTTAATATCCTCTACTTTTTCTGTGTCCCATAATCTATCTGCCAATGGTTTTAAATATGATCCAACAAATGCCTGAACTCTAATATTTACTGCAGGTGGTTGACGTTTCAAACCAGGTTCAGGTGGATTTATATTATATGGTTTAAGCCAATACCATAATTTACCCAATGTCACATCTGCCCTAAATGCTTTTATTAACATTGCATCATAAACTTTTTGATTATCATTCATTTCCAATCTCCCTCCAATCCTCGGTTCTTACGTTCCCATTGTTCAGCAGAATCTTTCCTTAACCTATCCGCCGCATCCTGGCCTCTTTTCTTTGCTACTGCTTGCAGGTATTCCATTGCCTTGTTTCGGTCTTGCACTCGCCACTTAATTACTTGTCTGACTTCACACCTATGTCGTTCTTCTTCAAAAAACTCATGCACGAAACCGTCCTTTGTTATCAAAGTCAAACGGTTGACCGCCTAACTTCTCAATAAATTGCTGACTACTGTGGTGATAGAACAATCCGTAAAACTCCTCTGCTTCACCATTACGCTGCTTTTGGCACATTAGAAACGTATCTGGATCGGATTCTTCATACTGCATACCATTACGCCGATTGTTTTCTTTCTTTTTGTTTCTCCAAACCAAAAATACATTGTCTACCTGATCCGCAATAGAACCTGATCCCTTCAGATCATTCTTACCAGGTTGTACCTCCTCGCTTTGCAGCTTGCGAATATGGTGAACCAAATGAATATGCACGTTATGATCTCTAGCAACCGCACAAAGCTCATTTACAAACGACTTTTGCTCATTCAGATCATCTTCTGACATCACACATTTCATCAAACTATCGATAAAAATGTGCTGAATCCCTAACTCAACAGCGCAATATCTAGCCATTGCTATCGTCATCTGCGGCGTAGTGCTACCTTGTTGATCGTAAATAAAACAATTCTCAGAAGCAAATGATAAAAATCTATTGCCTATGCTTTTTACATAGTTATTTCTATCGTTCACCAAAGGATCGTTTAGATTCTCACCAGAAAATTGACGCATCATCCGCAAAATTGTGGTCTGCGGTTTCATCTCAAACGATGCAATGCAAACTCGTTTACCTAGCTTTATCAAATGAAGGCCTATTAAGCCCGTTATAAGGCTCTTGCCGCCTCCGTTTGAGCCAGCGTATACCGTCACCTCACCTAGCCTGAAATTGAAGTCCTGGTGCGTTATAGGCCACGGCATAGGGCATATATCATCTGAGCTAGGATTAATCAGCCCTTCAACTACGCCATCCATGTAAACAGACACGGATTTCACCTTGGCTGATACGTCAGTGTTCTTCAGATATTTATCAATGTCAATATCTTGGGGCTTAATCAATCTGAGCTTTCTCGCCTCATCCAGCCTTTCCGCTATCTGCTCAATCATTGATATACCCCACTACTTCCATAATTCTCATTTGAGCAACTTTCATTCGATCAAGATCAATCTGACTTAGAGCATTACCGTTAGCCAACGAATTAGCAGCAACCCCGACAACCATAGCCTCAAACGCTAATAACTTGATAAGATCAGTAGCGTAGAAAGGTTTTTTTACAGGGGAAGCTATTTGCCTAAAATTATCGTCAGGGGGGAATAACTCTGACAGATCAATGCCGACAGCGCCACAAATTTCTAACACTGAGCAACCAGAAAAGCATTTCAATAGAATTCGACCATCATCAAGTTCTCTAATCGCTAGAGATGGATGTTTATCGTCATGAGCTGGACAGCAAGCGGTATAAGAGCCGTTCTTGCCTCTGACCTTAGATAACCTACCGATAAGATTGTCTAAGCTCATTATTTCCACCACTTATGGTTAGCTGGTGGAATAGTTGCTTCAGACTTTTTATACCACTCAGCCTTAAAGCCTTGCCAACCTCTAGCGCAAGTTTCGCTCAAAGCATCCTCAAAAGTAATGCCAGCTTTTTCAGATTCTTTACGAATTGAATTAATTACCGTTTCGGTAATAGTTGCTTTCTTTAGTTTTCGATGAGCTACAAAGTCAATCCAAACTGAAAGCGATACATCGTCTGGTTTACTAATACTATGTTTATTGTTTATTGTTTCTTGTTTATTGTTTAGGATCTGAACTGTATCTGATTTCACATCTGGTTTCACATCCTTTGCAGAACCCCATCTGATCTGATTCGCTTTCCTAGCGCTATCAGCTTTGCTCTGATAAGCCTTGATTTCAGAGTCTGCCCGCTTGTTATGCCATGCACAATCATCAATAGAATACTCAAAAAATTCAGACAAAATAACTTCAACTATTTCAATTGTTGATTTTACTTTTCTCGCAAGTTTGTCTTTATTAATTTCATCAAATGGCATTTCAGTTTGATAATAAAGGTCTAACATTCTTCTGTATGTTAAATCCTCTTTATCAGTCAAATGTGATGTATGGCTAATGTAATCGCCAATATTAAATTGATAGTAGTGCATAGCTTTTCCAATAAAAAAAGCCCTAGGCGAAACTCTCATCTTTCGATGTTGGCGGACTGGCAGGTACCAGCAGAGTTCCGTCTAGGGCTTACCTGTTTTGCGCCGCCAAGCGCTTTGCAATACTATATCTTAACTTTTCGTAGTCTGCAAATTTTGCATAGAACTCCGCCATTAAAGTTCTTTTCTGACCTAGCCCGTTTACAGCCTGGGCAGAACTTTTGCCTAAACGTATAGTCAGGACTAGAAACGGTAGACGTGTTCAGCAATGCTTGCTCCTAAACCAATGTATGAAATGTCTCTTAGTGGCTCACCTCTAGGGCTAACCTTTGGCAACATAAACTTGTCAGACAATTCTTTAAACGGTACTGGCTCTCGTGATTTAACCAGCCCAGGTTTATCAAACGACTGTATAGCCAGACGCAGCTCATAGGTAGGCATATAAGCATCTGTGAGTTTTTTAATGCAGCCAGTAGTGCATAAATGGTTCATCTCAGATGAAAGCCGCTGCTTGTCTCTAAAGCCAAACAAGCCATGCTCCTCAACCAAGCTATGCAGCGTCATCATGCCTGAGTTAGCAAAAGCAACACAAATCTGGTATCTACGGCTATCTTTTTTTGGTAAGTCCATTATTTAGTCTCCTCGTATGGTGCTATGCAATCTGGATTTCCACATTCAGGGCAAATATCAACAGGATCATCAAATACCATTTCACATCTACCTGTCTCTACATCTTCCGCATCGCCAATCCAACCACAATCTGAGCATCTAGCTAATTCTTGCATTTTTATTCTCCTTTTACGCCATAAACTCATTGTAATTCCTTAAATGAGGCTGTTTAGGTACTGACAAAACTGACAAAAGTCCTGCTTGCTACTGCTATTTACGCTATTTGTGCTATTTTGTTCCCGCTTAAAAAACCCTAATTAGGCGGGTAGACAGCTAAATAATATACAAGTTTCTAGTTTTGTGTTATTGATTATTTCTATCAGTAAACAAATATTCATAGAAAAGTATTTCTTGCAGCGAATAACGTATGTCGCTATAGTTCAGTCATACCAACAAACAACGAAGGGGAAAAATGCTAAAAGTTACTTTTAATGTATATGAAAAAATTACTAATAAAGAATTTCGCGTTATTTCATTTTACAAATCAATGAAAGATGCAAATTTGCGAGTTAATGAAAATTGGAAAATTAAATCAGTGGAGGTAATGAAATGCTTACAGAATTAGATGACCTGTTAGTTTGCCTGGCAGCGTATCAAGAGG